TCATACAATGGGTATCTTGTATCTTGTAAAACTATTAGTACTGCTGATAGGCATTCTAATTTTGAAGTAACTATATCAGTATATTAAAATAACGCAAAATGCGTTATACAAAAAGTTTAATTTAAAAATCAAAACAAATGGAAAACCAACAAGAAGAATTAACAGCGGAAGAATTATCTCAAAAGAAAGATGAGATGCTTAATTTTTATAAAGATTCTATGCCATATTTAGAAGCACAATTAAATTATGAAAAGAAACTTTGTGAAATTGATGAAATGAGATTTAAGAGAGCTAATATCCAAATGCAATATGCAATGATGATGGCACCTCCTGAAGATATTCAAAATGAAGATTCTATAGAAGAAACAAATCAACAGCAACCTAAAGAAAGAAAACTTAAAAAATAAAAATAATGGCTCTTGTAAATAAAGTTCAAAAGAGAGTCATAATGCCAAAAGATGCTGTAATTAAATTTCAGATTCTAACTCACTGTTATATAAATAAAATAACAGTGAGTGATTCTGATTTAGATTGTTTAACTCTTCTTAGTAAGATAGGACCTATTGAACTTACAGATTTTTGTTATGACGCTTCTGAAGAATATAAAATATTTAAGTCTTCGCAGACTGTAAGAAATTGCATTAATAAATGTGAAAAAAGTAGTCTTGTTAATAAAGATCCTAACAATAAAAAAATTATAAGTATAAATCCTAATGTACAAGTTCAAGTAGAGGGAAAAGTACTTTTAGAATATAATTTTTTAGGTACATGACTCCAAAAAAAATTAAAGACTTATATAAAGAATTTTCAGAAGAAAATAATATTTCAAAAAATTACATAGAAGATTTAATTGAGTATTATTATTCTACAGTCAGAAAACAAATGGGTGAATTAAAATATCCTAGATTAAATATTGAAGGTTTAGGTCAATTTGTTACAAAACCAGGCTTTATAAAAACTTCAATACCAAAGATTGAAAAAATGTTAGAGAATCATGAAACTTCAACATACTCTGCATATTATAACAAAAAGATGCTTGAAGAAAGATTAGAAAAACTTAAGAAACTTAACGTAAAGATTTCAGAAGAAATTAAAAGAAAAGAAGAAATTAAAATTAAAAGAAATGAAAAACACCCTTAAACTTATTTGGAAAAATAGAAAAGAGATACTTGAAGGAATTACTAACTCAGTTCTTAGAGATGAAACTGTTGAAGAAATTGCTAGACTTAGATATTCTATTTGTGATGAATGTGAACATAAAGGAAAGAAGTGTGCTGTAAAAGGTACTGCTCCATGTTGCAATGAATGCGGATGTTCTTTAAATTTTAAAACAAGATCTTTATCTTCAGATTGTCCACTTGGTAAGTGGGATGCTATTGCTACTGAAGAAGAAGAAGAAAAATTAGATAACCTTAAAAATTGATAAATTTTATAATAATGAGTATAATATTTAATTCAATAGATCATAGTTATGTAAGTGTAGAAGAAGATTCAATTGATTGGATAAGTGTAACTACTCTTATATCACATTTTAAAAAACCATTTGATGCAAAAGCAATTGCAAAAAAAGTTACTAAAAGAAAAAACTCAAAGTGGTATGGCATTGAACCTACACTTATAGAAGAAATTTGGCAAAATGAATCTAAACGCGCAACTGATTTAGGTACATTTTATCATAACCAAAGAGAAGCAGATTTATGTTCATTTGCTTCAATAGAAAGAGAAGGTACAACTGTTCCTGTTTTTAAACCAGTAGAATCAGATAATGGTATAAAAATAGCACCTTCACAAAAATTAGAACCAGGCGTGTATCCAGAACATATGGTTTACCTAAGATCAGCAGGTATCTGTGGTCAATCTGATTTAGTTGAAGTAGTCAATGGTAAAGTAAATATTATTGACTACAAGACTAATAAAGAAATTAAAATGGAATCATATGTAAATTGGGAAGGTATTTCTGAAAAGATGGGTTTTCCAGTTAACAACTTGGATGACTGTAATTTTTATCATTATAGTCTACAGTTAAGTGTGTACATGTATATTATATTAAAACATAACCCTAAATTAAAACCAGGAAGAATATTTATACACCATATTTTATTTGAAACAGAAGGTGAAGATAAATATGGATATCCTATTACAAAACATGCTGAAAATGGAGATCCTATTGTAAAAGAAGTAAAAATAATACCTGTAGACTACTTGATTGATGAGGTATTGGCAATAATTCACTATATTCATGATAATAGGCACAAGCTAAAAAAGAAATGATATGATTATAAAATTATTTGACGTACAAAATGGTAAGGTAGTTCCAACAGAACATTGTTACACTTTAAAAGCATTAAAAGATTTAATGGATAATTATCCAGAAGACTATCTTAAGATATATCAGTATTTATTTTATATGACATGTCCTAATCCAGATTTAAATCCTTTTTTTAATACACCAGAAAGAGATAAAGAACATTTAATAATGAGAGAACTAGATGCTGAATTTTCTACAGAAGATGAAGATGTTTATGCAGCATTAAAATTCTGTGAAAGATTATATGAAACACCAACATCTAGAGCATATGAAGGAATGAAAAAAGCTTTAGATAGAATTGCTAATTATTTATCTACTACGCAAATTACTGATGGTAAAGATGGAAACATAAGTCAGATTAGAGCAGTGGCAAAAGATTTTGATAGCATTAGACAATCTTTTAAAGGTGTTTATAAAGATTTACAAGAAGAACAGCAAAGTAAAGTAAGAGGTGGGCAAGGATTAGCATATGATATGTAATGAGTGAAATTTATCAAGACATACCAACTTATGAAAAAGAAAAATGGACAACCACAAGTTTTGAATCCAGACAAGACTTCGCAGACTTTATCAAAGAACTTTTTAAAAAACCAGGAGAGTACAAATTCAATGAACTTAGCAGTAAACTATTTGTTACAGAGTCAACAACGTTTAATAAAGATGGAGTATATTGTACAGCTCCTTTCAGATCAAAAGACTTTGTAAGTTATTGGGATGATCAAAAACAAAAATGCAAAAAAGGTGTAATAATTAAAGATGGAAAAAATATATGGTTTCTTGCAAGAGAATACTATATGTGGTTAAATTTCTTACCAATCTTTAACAAAGAAATACAAAAGTTTGGTTTTGCAGATATTAGAGATGCTCAGTATCATATGGCATTATACGAGCTACTAGCAGAACTAAATTACAAACATGTTGCTATACTAAAGAAACGTCAGATAGCATCCTCATATTATCATATGGCTAAACTTATAAATCAATTATGGTTTGAGCCAGGAGTTACTTTAAAAATAGGAGCTAGTCTCAAAGATTACATTAATGAAAAAGGATCTTGGAAATTTTTAGATGAATATGCAGCATTCTTAAATGAGCATACTGCTTGGTATAGACCAATGAATCCAAGTAAGGTAATGATGTGGCAGCAAAAGATTGAAGTAAGAAAAGGAGACCGTAAAACTGAAGTAGGTCTTAAAGGTACTATACAAGCTATGTCATTTGAGAAAGATCCAACAAATGGTGTTGGTGGTCCAGTAAAATACTTCTTTCATGAAGAGGCTGGAATTGCACCTAAAATGGATAAGACATATGAGTATATGAGACCTGCAATGAGATCAGGACTTACTACTACAGGGATGTTTATTGCAGCAGGATCTGTGGGTGATTTATCACAGTGTATGCCTTTAAAAGAAATGATAATGTTTCCTGGAGCTAAAGATATATATAGTGTAGATACAGATTTAATAGATGATAAAGGTACTACAGGTGAGTCAGGTCTTTTTATTCCAGAACAGTGGTCTATGCCACCACACATTGATAATCATGGTAATTCACTTGTAGAAGATGCATTACAAGCTTTAGATGATCAGTTTAAAAAATGGAAAGAAGAATTAGCACCAGAAGACTACCAGCTAAGGATATCTCAGCATCCAAGAAATATTAAAGAAGCTTTTGATCATAGATCAGTATCAGTTTTTCCAACACATTTATTGTCAGCACAAGAAAGAAGAATAGAAGATAAAGAATATCCTTATGAGTATTTAGATATAATGACTGATGAAGATGGAAAACCTACTGTTAAAAAAAGCAATAAACAACCAATAAAAGAATTTCCAGTAAATAAAAAAACAGAAGATAAAACAGGATGTCTAGTAGTTTGGGAAAGACCTGTAAAAGGTTTAGAATTTGGAACATATTATGCTTCTATTGACCCCGTATCAGAAGGTAAGACTACAACATCTGAATCTTTATGTTCTATATATGTAATGAAGGCTCCGGTAGAAGTAACTAAAATGACTGGAGAAGAAACAGAATCATATATTGAAAGAGATAAAATTGTAGCTACCTGGTGTGGAAGATATGATGATATAAATAAAACACATCAGATGCTAGAGCTTATAATTGAATGGTATAATGCTTGGACTCTTATTGAAAATAACATTTCTCTTTTTATTCAGTATATGATATCAAGAAGAAAGCAAAAGTATCTAGTTCCAAAAAGTCAAGTATTATTTCTTAAAGATTTAGGTGCTAACTCAAATGTATACCAGGAATATGGTTGGAGAAATACTGGAACATTATTTAAAGCTCATCTTCTTAGTTATGCTATAGAGTATACTAAAGAAGAAATAGACCAACAAACAAAACCTGATGGTACAATTGTTAAAACACATTATGGAATTGAAAGAATTCCAGATCCAATGTTGATCAAAGAAATGAGAGAATATGCTGATGGAGTTAACGTGGATAGACTTGTATCATTTGCAGCACTGGTTGCATTTATGAGAATACAATCCTCAAATAGAGGATATAATAAAAGAATTGAAAGAGATGATGCAGCAAAAAAGTTGCAAAATTCAAAAAATTTGTTTAAATTAAATAACAGCCCATTCCGTCATATTGGTGGAAATGGAAGATTAGCTAACGGTAAAGTTTTTAAAAAATCACCTTTTAAGAACATTAAATAATTTAGTATGCAAGTATATAACGCATTACAATTAAAAAAAGGGGCCAAAGTAGAACAAAATAGATTAGGTAGTATTACTCAACCTTTACAATTTCTACCTAAGAGTAAAAAAGATGATGAGTGGGCAGCTTGGAATCTTGATTGGCTAGAATGGAATGGTCTTAAACAAATCCGTAGAAATGCTCGTAGGTTAATGAAGAACTACAAGCTTGCTAAAGGTATTATAGATAAATCAGATTATATAATTGAAGAGGATAATGAATATAGAGATGTTATTGAACTCTTAACTAAAGAAGATGCTTCAGCTCTTGAATTAAAATTTTATCCAATTATTCCAAATGTAATTAATGTATTAGTTGCTGAATTTGCTAAACGTTCTACTAAATTAAATTATAGAGCAGTTGATGACTTCTCATATAATGAGATGATGGAAGAAAAAAGAGTTATGGTAGAGGAAACTTTACTTGCAGAAGCTAATACTAAAATAATGGCTGCTATGCTTGAGCAAGGTTTAGATCCAGAATCTGAAGAAGCTCAACAACAATTAGCTCCAGAAAATTTAAAAAGCCTTCCTGAAATAGAACAATTCTTTAAAAAGAGTTATAGATCTATGATTGAGCAATGGGCTACTCATCAGCATAAAATTGATACAGAAAGGTTCCGTATGGAAGAGCTTGAAGAAAGAGCCTTCCGTGATATGCTTATTACAGATAGAGAATTCTGGCATATGAGGATGATGGAAGATGATTATGAAGTAGAACTTTGGAATCCTGTTCTTACATTCTATCATAAGTCTCCAGATGCTAGATATATTTCTCAGTGTAACTGGGTAGGTAAAACAGATATGATGACACCTTCTGATGTAATAGATAAATATGGTTATCTAATGACAGAAGAGCAATTAGAAGCATTAGAAGCTGTATACCCTATTAGATCAGCTGGTTATATTATTGGAGGTTATCAAAATGATGGATCATACTATGATGGTACTAAATCTCATGAGTGGAATACACAAATGCCATCACTAGCTTATAGGCAATACACAACTGCTATGTCAGGATCTGTTATGGATGGTGGTGATATCATTAATCAAATACTTTCTGAAGGTGAAGATTACTTTGATCAAGGTACAGCATATTTATTAAGAGTTACTACAGGTTATTGGAAATCTCAAAGAAGAATAGGTCATCTTACTAAAGTATCTGAGCAAGGAGAAGTTACCAACGAAATAGTTACAGAATCTTATAAAATAACAGATAAGGCAATTTATGATACCCGGTTATTTAAAAATAAAACTAAAGACAATATTATATTTGGTGAACATATAGACTGGATTTGGATTAATGAAGTATGGGGTGGTGTAAAGATTGGACCAAATATTCCATCTTTTTGGGGTATGAATAATCCTGGTGGGTTTTCTCCTATTTATATAGGTGTAGATAAAAATCATATTGGACCGCTTAAATTTCAATTTAAAGGTGATAATACTTTATATGGTTGTAAGTTACCAGTTGAAGGTGCAGTATTTTCAGATAGAAATACAAAATCAACTGCATTAATAGATTTAATGAAACCATACCAGATAGGGTACAATATTGTAAATAACCAAATAGCTGATATACTAGTAGATGAACTAGGTACTATAATCATGCTTGATCAAAATACTTTACCTAGACATTCGTTAGGAGAAGATTGGGGTAAAGGTAATTTAGCTAAAGCATATGTAGCAATGAAGAATTTCCAAATGCTACCTCTAGATACATCTATTACAAATACAGAAAACGCATTAAACTTTCAGCATTTCCAAAAATTAGATCTAGATCAAACTAATAGACTAATGTCTAGGATACAGTTAGCTAATTACTTTAAACAACAGGCATATGAAGTAATTGGTGTTAATCCACAAAGAATGGGGCAGCAGTTATCACAAACAACTGCTACTGGAGTAGAGCAAGCTGTAAATGCATCTTATGCTCAAACAGAAACTTACTTTATGCAGCATTCAGATTATTTAATGCCTAGAGTACATCAAATGAGAACTGATCTAGCTCAGTACTATCATTCTAATAAACCATCCGCAAGACTTACATATATAACTTCTGCTGATGAAAAAGTAAACTTTGAAATAAACGGAACAGATCTTTTATTAAGAGACTTAAATATATTCTGTACTACAACTGCAAATCATAGAGCTGTTCTTGAACAGTTAAAGCAAATGGCTATGCAGAATAATACTACAGGTGCTAGTATTTATGATCTTGGTAAAGTTGTTCAGTCAGATTCAATAGCTGAGTTGAATACTGCGCTTAAATCATCTGAAGAGAAAAATGCTAAGATGAAAGAGCAAGAAATGCAACAACAACAGCAAATGCAGCAAGAACAATTGCAACAACAACAAGAAATAGAGAAAATGAAACTTGATGCTCAAGCTGCTGAAAAAGAAAAAGATAGACAAAGAGATATCTTAGTTGCAGAAATTAGAGCCGCTGGTTATGGTTCTATGGTAGATCTTAATCAAAATCAAATGTCTGATTATAGAGATGCTATGGAAGATATTAGAAAAACAGAACAATATCAACAGCAAACTGAATTACAAAGATCAAAACAAAATAATGATATGCTAAAGCATAATCAAAAGATGGATCTTGAACAAGAAAAACTACAAGCTAAAAAAGATATAGCTGACAAACAATTACAAATAGCTAGAGAAAATAAAAATAAATATGACTTTAAGTCAGGAAATAAAGATAATGAGAAAAAGAAAAAATAGTTTAGCTATATAGTGCCAAAAATTTTTAAATAATTTGATATTATTTTTAAATTTTTAAAATTTAATTGTTATATTATTAATAGAAAACCAATAAAAAAAACCAACATGAGTGATAACACACAAGAAACAGAAGTAAAAGATTCTACAACGGTAGAACAAGTAGATGTAGATATTGATGAATTATTTGGGGTAGGTGCAGAAAATGTAATGATTCCTGCAGAAGAAAAACCAAAATCAATGTTTACAAAAGATGTTGTAGACACATCGTTCCTTGACAAGCCAGCTGATAAAAAAGCTGCAACGCCAGAAGAAACTGAAAATACAGTTAATCAATCTACAAGTGATTCTGAAGTTAATGAAGCTTTAGCTGAGTTAGATGATATGATAACTCAAGAAGAAGAATCAGAAACTAAAACAGGTAGGCCTAAAGTAGATAAGTCAGGTCTTGCTGAATTAACTCAAAAGATGATTGAAGAAGGAACTCTCTTTGGATTTGATGACGACAAACCTTTAGAAGAGTATACTACTAAAGACTTTAGAGAACTATTTGAAGCTAACTTTCAAGAAAGAGAAAATCAAATTAGACAAAATACTCCTAAAGAATTTTTTCAATCATTACCTGAAGAACTTCAAATTGCTGCTAAATATGTAGCTGATGGAGGTCAAGATCTTAAAGGTCTATTTAGAACTTTAGCTTATGTAGAAGAAATGGTTCAATTAGATCCTACAGATGAGTCAGATCAAGAAGAAATTGCTAGACAATATTTGCATGCAACTCAATTTGGAACTCCAGAAGAAATTGAAGCAGAAATAAGTGATTGGAAAGACTTAGGTAAAATGGAGCAAAAAGCTAAACAATTTAAACCTAAGTTAGATAAGATGCAAGAAAGTATTGTTGCTAGACAACTTGCTGAGCAAGAACAAAAGAAAAAGCAACAAGAAAATGCTGCTAAAATGTATATGGATAATGTTTATAATGTACTTTCTACAGGTGAACTTGGAGGTGTAAAACTTGACAAAAAAATTCAAGGTCATCTTTACTCAGGATTAGTACAACCAAACTATCCATCAATTTCTGGAAAACCTACAAATTTATTAGGACACTTACTTGAAAAGTATCAATTTGTAGAACCAAGACATGATTTGATTGCTGAGGCTTTATGGTTACTTTCTGATCCGGATGGATATAAAACTAAAGTAAAACAACAAGGATCAAAAGCAGCTATTGAAAATACAGTAAGACAATTAAAAACTGAGCAATCAAGAAAATTAGGATCTTCTGGTATAGAAGAAGCAGAACCAACAAGAACTACTTCTTCAAAACCAAAAAGAACAATCTCTAGATCAAATAATTTGTTCAAGAGATTTTAATTAGTAACAATTTAAAAACAAATATAAAATGGCAACTCCAGTTTTAAACAATGGTATCTTTCTACGGGATACAGCGTATAACGCAAGCTCACACGTAGACTCTTACCACTTGGTTAACATGTTGAAGGATGCAGAACCAATGGATTTAGGTCCAGTGGACCTTTGGGCTATGGCTCAGAAGGTAGAAATGCCTCTTTACCAAATGTCTAGCTTTGGTGGTAAAAATGTAATTATGGTTGATAACCATAGAGGTGAATATAAGTGGCAAACTCCTGTTTCTCAGGATTTACCTTATATCATTGAGGACATTGAACCAAACAATGAACACAAAGGTGTAGAAGGTACTACTTTCCGCATTAAAATTAGCAAACGTGAATTTGGTCACGGTGATATCATCACTTATGACAAGTATAACGGAGCTGAATTATATGTAACAGATGAAGATATTCTTCCTGTAGGAGACGGATTCATCTATACTGTTGCTCTTGTAAATAATGATAATCTAAGGTTTCTTGATAATGCTTATTTAGCAAATGGAACTAAATTCTTTAGAAAAGGTTCTGCTCGTGGTGAGTATGGTGAAAGATTCTCTGATATCACTACTACAGCTGGATTCCGTGAATTCTACAACTTTGTAGGTGGTGCTGAAGCTCACGTTCATTACTCTATTTCATCTCGCGCAGACTTGATGATTAAAGGTGGTATGAATGCAGATGGTACAGTTCCTGTAACTGAGATCTGGAGAACACATGACAGAAACATGAATTCTGATCCATCTATCACATCTTTAGAAGATATGGTAAAAGTTATGGGTAAAGATAAAGTTAAGAAAGCGTTTGATAACGGTGATTTATCAAGAACATTCTTGACTACTATGGAAGCTGCTCACTTGACTAAAATTGCTAATGACATTGAGTCTTACTTAATGTGGGGACACGGTGGACGTATTAAGCAAGATGGTCCAGATGATATGAGACTTTCTGTAGGTCTTTGGAAGCAGTTGGATAACTCTTTCAAAAGAGTATACAACAAAAATAACTTCAGCCTTGAGTTGTTCCGTTCAGAGATTTATAATTTCTTTAATGGAAAAGTTGAGTTTGATGGTCCAGATCCAAAAAGATCTCTAGTAGTTCAAACTGGTATGGGTGGTATGAGAATGGTAAATGAGGCTATCAAGAGAGAAGCTCTTGCATCAGGTCTTACTATTCAAGCTGCTGACATCGGTGCAATTACTGGTAAAGGAATGGACTTGAACTTTGGATTTGCTTATACTTCATATGTAATTCCATTCTTGGCAAATGTTAAGTTTGTAATTAACCCAGCATTTGACAATGTTCATACAAATGACATTGAGAACCCAATCATTGATGGTTTCCCATTAAGCTCATACTCATTCATTATCTTTGATATCACAGATAATACTAATGACAACATTTTCTTGTTGAAATTATCTTGGGATAATCAATTGAAGTGGTGGTATCAAAATGGTACTATGGACTACATGGGTCGTAGCCAAGGATTCCAGTCTTCTGGACAATTCAATGGTTACCGTGTAATGATGTCTCAAACAATGCCAGCTATTTGGGTTAAAGACCCAACTAAAGTGTTGAAAATTGTTATGAGAAACCCAATTACTGGTGGCTCTTTCTAATCTATCATAAATATAAAAAGGAGGGGGAAACTCCTCCTTTTTTAATATTAAATTTTAACTAAAAACCAACAAAAAATGGAAAACAATTTCACAATGGTGGAGACAACACCTTCAGTTACAAAAAAAACTAAAATTGCTATTAGACCTTATTTTAATAGTGACATGTCTAACATGGGTCTAGAAAACTATGGTATAACTTTATTTGATGGAGTTAAGCATTTTGAACAATTAGCTTGCTTAGAAATAAATGGAGTTATAAGATATATTACTGGACTTAATGAATTTGCACCAGAGATCAAAAAACTAGATCCTGAAAGAAGAGATGCTAAAGTAAAACAAATTAGAGAAACAGTTTGTCAATTAGAAAAAGATTTAGCTGCTAATATTATTGAACCAGATGATAAAGATTTTTGGAATAAAGTAACTTTACTTAAGCCAAATAATATGGAGTTTTGGAACAAGATATCATTAGCATGTGGTAATGAGCCTGTTTATTTAGATACTACTAATCCATATGACCTAATTAAGCTGTATGCTATAGAGGCTGGAGGGTTTTCAATGATTGCTAAAAGCTATGAAGATGCAAAAGCTAAAGCAGTACCACCTAAGTTTTATTTAGATAAAGAAGAAGATACTGTTGCAGTAAGAACGCAGTACAAGAAAATGCGTAATAAAGCACTTTCAGAATTACAAAAACTATTTGATAAGAATAGTAAAAAATTATTTTATGTTGCAAAAGTTGTTGACATAAACAGCCCGCAATATAAAACTTCAACACCTATAGATATTATATATGAAAATATGGATAGACATATTAATGGTGAAGGAGCAGAAACAAATAAAGAACGAGCAGTTAATCAATTTATGGATGCTGTTAATCTTGACATGGAAACATTAAAAATTAAATCTATTGTTAGAGATTCAGTATTTTTTAAGTATATTGTAACTAAGCCTGATGGATATATCTATCATAATAAGAAAGGTTCTTTATTAGGTAGAAATGTATCAGATGTGGTTGAGTTTTTAAAGAGTCCTTTAAATGAGGATATTCTTTTAGACTTAAGCGCAAGCTGTGAAAAGTATTGGAACACATAAATTAAAATAAAATGAAAACTTCAAATGTAACAAAGACCAAGTCTAAAAAACTTACCTCTGCTAGTAAAAGCTCTAAAGGTAAAGTGGGTGGAATTTCTAAAGCACCTAAAACAGCTCTTCCAAAAGCACAAATGGGAGGACGTGTAAGAGGAAAAGATATTAGTGAAAAAGCAGCTGAAAGAAAAGCAGGAAAAGGTAAAGGAATTATAGATCGTATTATGGGAGCAAATCCTTCAGATGATAAAGGTGTATACATTCCATTTACTAGAAAAGGTAAAAAAGACTTTAAAAAAACAGGTAGCGTTTCTAGTAAAGAAATGAAATCTTCAAGACAGATTAAGAAAAAAGGTGGAGCAATTAGAAAATAATAAGTTATGCCTAATACTACAAATCCTACAAAAGTTTTAAAGTTCTTTAGAGAGGCTAATCTAGAAAGAATGAAAACGGGTGGTAGTAAAAAAGATGCTTGTTATCATAAGGCTAAAGCTAAATATGCAGTTTTTCCTTCAGCTTATGCTAGTGGATACATTGCAAAATGTAGAAAACGTAAAGGAAAAATTGGGTGATGGCGGTTAGAAAAACAGCAAAAGGTCTTGCACTTAAAAGGTGGTTTAAAGAAAAATGGAAGGATGAAAAAGGTAATCCTTGCGGTTCTGATGAAAATAAGAAAACTAAAAAGTGTAGACCAACTAAAAAGGTTTCAGAAAAGACCCCTAGAACATGGGGGTCTTTATCTAAATCTCAAAAGGCTGCTGCTGTTAGAGAAAAGAAACAAGTAGGTATGGGTAGAAGAACAAGTTCAATTAAAAAAAGAAAGTAATGGCAATTAGAAAAACAACAACTAGAAAGACAACAACTAGAAAAGCACCAGCTAAGAAATCTTCTTCAGTTGGTATTTCTATTTTAGGCGGAAGTAAAGCAGATATGAAAAAATGGGAAGTTGAATCTGCTATGAATACATTACAAAGAGCTGCTGATATTCAAAAGAATAAGAGCTTAATGAATGATATTAAAAAAATGGCTGCAGCAAAAGCTAAAGAATTTAATGATATAGCTTCAGGTAAAAAGATGTAATCATGGCAACTAAAAAAACTCCTGCTTGGCAAAGAAAAGAAGGTAAGTCTAAATCAGGAGGACTTAACAAGAAAGGTGTTGCTTCTTATAGAAAAGCTAATCCAGGAAGTAAACTAAAGACTGCTGTTACTAAAAAACCATCACAACTTGATCCTGACAGTAAAGATGCTAAAAGAAGAAAATCTTTTTGTGCTAGAATGAAAGGTATGAAGAAAAAACTAACAAGTTCAAAGACTGCTAAGGATCCTAACTCTAGGATTAACAAGTCTTTACGTAAATGGAATTGTTAACATAATTATATATATCATGGAAAGAAGAATTAAAACAAAAAGAGATATTAAAATGATGAAATATCAACCTGGAGGTTCAGTTTTAAAAACTATACCTAAAGGTACTATTGGTGCTTTTGGAGCAGGTCTTGCAGGTATGGCAGGTCAAGCTATTGCTAAAGGTTTAAAAAAAAGAAAAGCTATTAATGAAATTATGGATGAAACTGGTAAATCTAGAGGAAGTGCCAGAAAACAATATAATAAAGAAATAGAACAAGGGCTAAGACCAAGTATGAAAAAAGGTGGAATAGCCTGTGCTAAATGTGGTGGATCAATGCCTAAGTATTCTAACAATCCAAGAACTATTCAAGGAAGATCCCTTAAAAAAGGTGGAGAATTAGCAGCTATGTATGGAGATCCTAATAAAATTACTAGAGGTGATATTATTACTGCGGCTAAAAGAAATAAAAGAAAAAAATAATGGCAACTAAAAAGAAAGATAAGAAGTGGATACAGAAAGCTACCGCATCTATAAAAAGACGTGGTACTGCTGGTAAATGCACTCCTATAACTAAACCAGGTTGCACAGGTAAAGCTAAAGCACTTGCTAAGACTTTTAAAAAAATTGCTAAAAACCGTAAAAAGAAATAGATGCTTAATAGTACTATTACCATAAAGATTAAAGAAAGACTCAACAAGCTTGATAGTCAAGACTATGATAATATAGAATGCTGGCAAATTGTTGAAGCTTTTAATAAAGCTCAAGTAGAATGGGCTAGAAGACAGTTGCATGGTATAAATCTTACTAAAGAAGGTGATGAAGGTTCTACAAGAAGAAAAGATGACTTACAAGTTCTTTTAGTTACAGATCCTTTAAGCATTAGCAACAAAGAGTATTATTATGATGGTGCAATACCAGAAGATTATCTACAATGGAAAAGAGTTGATATCTTAGCTAAAAAAGAATGCTGTGATAAAAGAAGAATGACAGTATATCTTGCAGAAGAAGGAAACCTTAATCAACTCTTAAGAGATAAATCTAAACAACCAAATTTTGAATGGGCAGAAACATTTGCTACTTTAAAAGGTAATAAAGTAAATATATATACTAATGAGGAATTTGACATTGAGTCAGCAGACCTTATATATTACAGACAACCTGTTAAAATTCAAATCTTAAATTGCATAGATCCTTATACTCAAGTTGCTACTACAACAGAAGTGCAATGTGAGTTTAAAGATGACATTATAGAATTAATAATTGATGAAGCAGCTAGTATAATTGCTGGAGATATTGAATCAGGTAATCAATTCTCTAGAGGTACAGAAACTGCAGAACGTAACAACTAATTATGGAAACTACATCAAGAATGTTAAAAAGAACTGAGCCTGCTAAAAAAATTAGTAGACCTCAGACACCAATGATGGAAACTAATGAAATAAAAGCAGAACCTGTAAAAGATACAGGTGTAGGCGGTAGTTCATTAGATAATATGGTAAGTTCATGTGCAACTGAACTTATGAATGCTGCAACTAGTTTTCATAAACTACATTTAAAAGTACAAGGTGTTGGATCATATGCAGCACATAAAGCTTTAAATGAACTATATGATGCAATGCCTGAACATGCCGATACATTAATAGAAGGATATCAAGGTGTAGCAGAAAAGATTTTATCATATAAAGAAGTATCTCCTAGATCATTGGATACCGTGGCTGACGGCATATCATATTTAAGAGATATGTACGGAATGATAAATAAATTACAGGGTATGTTACCTTACTCTGAGATAGTAAATAATTTAGATCTAGTTAAAGACTCAATTAACTCAGCAAAGTATAAATTACTTTTCTTGAAATAATTTTGTTTATTAAAAACTTTTTCGTATATTATATTATATTTTTGTTTAATTAAATTTTTAAAAAATGGCTTATTTTAATCACGCTTTTAGAAAATCAGCGATTGTTAGTAGTCTAACATCAGCTGGTCAAGCTGGGGATGTTTTAGGAGTAGACATTACTCTTAACCCTGGACAACTTGGAGCATTTAACGCAAAAACTTGGGAAGCTTTAGATATTACTAATGCTACTCCAGATGATTGCTGTAACTTTGTTCTTGCAGTTGGATCTCCTTATCCAAATGATAAGATTGGACCTTTTCACGGAGGATACCAAGAATCTATCAAAACTAAAGCAGTAAACCCTAAATATATTTCTAAAATATATCGAGGTTTATCAAATGCTGCTCAAAACTACATCTTGCATGTAGGTAATACTTCTTATTCATCAGCTAATCCTCCTGCAACAGGGGAATGTTGTAAAACATTCTTGTGTGGAGAAACTTATTATTTACGTATTGATGCTAAAGGATCTCCTGCACTACGTTTGTTAAATCATCAAGCATACTTAACAGTATCTGCTTATGGTGGATGTTGTGCTGATGAAACTATTGCTCCAGTAGCTGTAGATTCAACATTAATGATGATTCAATGGGCAGAACAAATTGTAGAATCTCCTATTCTTTCTCCATTTGTATTTCCAGTTGTAACATCTGAAGATGGTGATTTATATTACCCACCAGGATCAACAGGTCTTCCTGTAGGTGCTGATACTTGGGATAATTATACATCTGCGGGTCATACTGAAGGTGAATGTGCAGGTCTTACTCTTATTGGTGCTTATGAAGATACTAAGTTTGGAGATTGTACTTTCCAAACAAGTGATTTCTATGAAAAAGAGCCTGTAAGATTGTACGCTTCAGAAACAGACTTAAATGGTAACCCATGTGAGTTTGAAGGTATTTGTACAGTAGTTGAATGTGCTGGTCGTCAAGCAAATGGTCTTGGTGAAACAGTAGCAAGAGACTTTATCTTATCAGAATCTTATAGACAAAATCATTTTGCAACTGATCTACGTATCCGTGAGATTACTCAAGGTGATGCACTTGTAGGTTGTGCAGGTTTGGTTGATAGAAATGCACTTTATGACAGATTGTTCTTGTTACACAATGTTCCAAGATTTAACAATCCAACAGGTACATTTGATAATGATCAATACTTAGTAGATCTAATTTTTGCAGCTGGTTCTGCTAATCTTGCTACAGTAAAAGCATTCCTAGAAGGTTATGCTGCTGGTTGTGGTAATGATTGTACAGATCCTGGAGCTGAATCTGGTGCAGCTTGTGCTAGTCCATCGGTTCCGCTTCCAACAGGAGCTTAATTAGTTATTATTAACTTTCATAGTAAGGAGAGTGAGAGGTTATCTCTCCTCTCCTTTTTTATTATAATATTATGGCAAATCATGTTTTAAGTTTAGAAATTCCAACTGTATCAAATTCATGTGTAATGAAGATTTTTGATACAAGTGTTTATTCTCCATTAGTAGGTTTAGTTAATCCAACTTTAATGATAGTAGTTCCAGGATTTTCAGAAGCTGCAGAAGTATCTTTTGTACCAGAATCTAGTCCTACATTAACAGGATGTGATTTAGGAATTCAAACTGAAAACTGTGGTTCATCATATGTTAATCTACCTGATGGGATATATGGAATAAAATATGTTACATCACCAGATTGTACAGTATATGTAGAGTATAATCATTTAAGAATGACTTGTGCTCTTAATACATATGAAAAAATACTTTGTGATATAAGTGTATCAGATTGTGATCCACCATCAAAAGTAAAAGAAAAATTAAAAGAATTACATTTAATTAAAATGTACTTAGATGCTGCTAAAGCTAAAGTAGAAACATGTCATGAAAATCAAGAAGGAATGACATTGTTTAATTATGCTGTAAAACTTTTAAATAAATTAGATTGTAGAAATTGTTAAACACTTTAAAACCAACAACTATGAGTGCTTGTCCTAATTGCGGAAAAAAATTATCATGCGGATGTCAAAGAAAAAAAGCATCAAATGGTACAACAGTTTGCGCTTCATGCAAAGTCTCTTATGAAAATAAATTAAAAGAAGATTTAAGTAAATATATTAAATAATGGCCGGTTCACCATATTTTAGAATTACATCTTGCTGTGACCCAACACAAGAAGGTACATTTGTAATATTAGAAGCGTTAGCAAGTACTAGCGGAACATTTACATTTACAGGAACAGATGTTACAATAGGAGGTGTAAATTTTATAAATGGTAATTGTTATTCAATTGAGAATGTAGGAGCACAATTTAATCCACCATATCCTTCTGCTCCACCAATATCTGAGTTTGTAGAAGTATCTGCAATTTTAAATGATTGTGAAAATGAGTTATGTCCTGATTGTGGAGGTACTCCTACTTGTTATAGATTAGTAAATTGTGAAGGTATTTTCTTTAATACTTTAGAAAATTTATCTGCTTATGTAGGTCAATTTATTGAAATAGAAGAAGAAGCTGGTACTTGGTTTGTTATTGAAAATGATGGTAACTGTAATAATCCTGCTAGTCCAATAACTGTTGTAGGAATTGCCCCAGAACCATGTCCATGTATATGTTATGAAATAAACGGTATTGTTAAAACTTTATTATATGTAGATTGCGATAATCAGATAGTTAAAGATTTTACTATAACTAAGTTTTGTTCAAGAGTATATCCATTTGTAACGGGTACTCCAGGAGATTTTGCAATTGCAAGTAATGGTTTATGTTCAGATGGTGCTTGTGGTGAAGTTTGCTATAAACTTACAAACTGTGATACTGATGAAGTAATTTATTCTACTCTACAAAGTTTATCTCAATATGTAAACACATCTTCAGTATTAACATTAGCTGGTTATACAGGCTGTTGGTCAGTAGAAGAATCTATTAATCCAGGTTGTGATTGTATTACTGTAACTATACAAGAAGAAACAGGTACAACAGAATATATAGCAAATTCAATAGGTATTTGGAATGGTAAAAATGTCTACAGTTATCAAATTGGAGCCTCTTTGTATTACATTTGGTTTGATGGTTTAGAATGGCAAATTACTAGAAATGGTTATCCTGGTATAGGAGAATTTATTTGGCCTGTTATTGCTACAAGTAAAGCTGATGTAAATTGTCCTGAATTAATTACAGATGGATCAGAAACAGGTTGGGTTTTAGAAGATGGTGTAGAATATATTGGATTAGAAACTGAGAGATGTGTCGGACCTTGTGATTGTGCAGTAGATGTTACAATAATTCAAGAATATGATTCATGTACAGCATGTGAACCAACAATTGCATACAAACTTCAAAACTGTGAGAAAATATATGAGGTACAATATACCTTACAAGACCTTTCTGCTTATGTAGGACAAGTAATAGAAGATGATTGCGGTTGTTGGACAGTTGAAGAAATTAATTACGTACCACCATCAGTTACTTTAATTACAGTAGACAATTCATTTAAGACTTGTAATGCTTGTTTATCTAAATATTATAGATTAACAGATTGTTTAGGTGAAGCAGCTGATATTGTAACAGCAACTGATTTATCTACCTATTTAGGTCAAACAATAAAAATAGAAAATTGTGATACCTGTTGGGAAGTATCTGAAACTAGAGTATTTACAGAACTTGCTGTTGTAACACTAGTAGAATCATATGATAACTGTGAAGACTGTGGTATAGATATACCTTGCGTATGTTCTAGACTAACTAATATAACATCATCTGAGCAAACAGTAAGTTATACTGATTGTAATAATGAAATACAACAACTTACTTTAGCTGTAGGAGAAACATCTGAAAAAATATGTTTAAAGAAGTGGGATTTAACAACAGAACAACCTCTTCCAGCTAATGAGTTTTTATATCCAGAATACTTCGGAGATTGTCAACATGGAGTATGTCCACAGCCAGTTTTTAAAAACAATAGAACTGTAAAACCAGGATATAATACACCTATATGCTCTGCAGAAAAATATGATAAGATAACATGTAAGTTTGCACAAGCAATGTATAAAGATGCACTGGAGAAAAGATACGGAATTAGTAACTGCTGTCCAGATGAAGACATGAAATGGATAATAGAAAAAGAATTAATTGACTTACAAGCACTAAAAGATCCAAATTATAAATGTTCTGCTTGTAGCTGTTCATGTACTAAATCTTCTTGCAATTGTAAAAATTAATTTGTATATTATAAATAGAGAAAATTATGAAGCCTTTAAATTTAGATAATAAGCCGTGTTCTCCTATATCATCTAATTGTGTGGTATGGCAAGGACCTGATATTTCTTGTATTAATATCTGTAAAGGAGATACGGTATCTGATGTAGTAGCTGCTCTTGCAACAGAATTATGTACTATTTTAGATCAAACAAATGTAAGTAATTATGATCTTACATGTCTTGGTATTACTACATGTGGACCAAAAGACTTTCAGGCTCTCATACAATTATTAATAGATAAGATTTGTGAAAATCAAGGTGTAACTACAGATGTTCCAAGAACAGATGCGACTTGCCCTGATTGTGTTGTTACAGTAGCTGAATGTTTTGTAGAGAACAATCAAACTACAATGCAACTTGTTGACTATGTTCAAATGATTGCAAATAAAGTTTGTTCATTAGTTACTCAAATTAGTTTTTTAAGTTCACAAATTTCTGATCTTATAATTAGGGTTGAAAATTTAGAAAACGCACCTACACCAACTTTTGTACAAGATAGCTTTACATTAGCTTGTACAATAGGTACATTAAGTGGTCAACAATTTATAAATACTATTCTTGAAGAATTTATAAATAATATATGGTGTGATTTTTCAGCAACTACAGGTACTTCTACAGAACTTAGTAATGCTGTACAATCTATATGTATATTAGATACAGATTTACAATTAACTACAGGTACAGCATTTTCTACAAATCCTGATTGGGTAACTGCAGGAAACTATGATACTGTTGCAGATGCTATTAATAATTTATGGGTGGCACTTTGTGATATATATAATGCTGTAGCTGCAATTAGCGTAACAGGTTCTACTTCAAATTCAGTTGATGTAACAGTAACTAGTGGTGTTATACAAGCTACAATAAATGATACAGGTTGGGTAGATTTAAATGGATTTGCTCATCAAGCTGCAATAGGTTTACCACAATGTCGAAGAATTGGTAATGTAATTCACTTTAGAGGTCTTGCTGTAATACCATTAAGAGATACAGCAGGCACAGCTGTATTACCTATAGCTAACGCTAATACATATAGAACTCATAATTATGTTACTCCTTATGTAGGACCTAATGGAGTATTTATTGATACAGATGGTAATTTATTCTTTAACAATGATGGAATAGGCGCACAGCCTGTTATTCCAACATCTGTTGTTGACACACTTACACCATTAGATAGTGCCTATAGACATCCTAGATTTTATTTAAATAGAGAATTAGCAGTAGAAACCTTTCAAGGTTCAGGTATATTTGGAACAGCACTTTGTGGAGCAGCAGGTACATTAAGAATAAATGCTAATAAAACTTTAAGGTTTTCTCCATTATCTGTTTTAGAACAAAGTATTTATGATGATGCAGGTGCTAATTTAATTGGTAATGCATCATTAAGAAATATAACAACTAAATTTAATAGTAGATCTTTTATGGTAAACTATGGAGGAAATACTCCTTTTTATGATGGTTCTGATTCAGCAACTGATTCACCTATAATAGCTGCTGGTACTAGTCTTACTGCAGGTGCTTTATATACTATTATTGCTAGAGATGGAGCAGATGACTTTACTTTAGTAGGTGCAGTAAATAATAATCCTGGAACAAGTTTTATTGCTACAGGCGCAACAGCATTAACAGGTATTTCACAGTTATTATATAAATATAGAAGTGAAACAACTTTTTATACAAATCCTGCAAGTGGACTAGGTACTCAATGGCCAGCCATTGTAGATGCATCTGGTTTAGATGCAAGTATAGCAAATAATCTTGGAGGATTTGGAATTAACTTAGATGGTCTAACAGCTTACGTAGATGTTTGTACAACAGATCAAAAACCAACAAGCTGTCCTTAAAAATGTATATATATAAATTAAAATAAATAAAAATGGCAACTTCAAATTGTAATCAAAATTGCGGATGTAATAATACATATACTGTTACACCACCGTGTCCTCCGGCATGTTCAGAGGTATTTAACTCTCAGTGCATTGTTTATACAGGTACTGATATTCTTTGTGATCAAGATTCTGTAATCAAGAGATATGATTACTTAGACACAGTAATCACAAAATTAGTGAATTATATATGTTCAGTTAAAAACAGCATGCCTGTTACTATAATTGAATCTGATTCAGAATTTTTAACTGTTACATCTACTACAGTAGGAAATACAACTACATGGGTATTAGATTTAGTTAATCTTCCTAGTCAACAAACATATGTTGTAGAAGCAGGTGGAACTAATGTAACTGTGGATGAAAATACAGTAGGTTCAACAACTACATTTACTGTAACTGCACAAGGTACAGATGTTCAATCTGGAGATGATTATATTGATGTTACTACTACACAAGTAGGTGATGATGATATAGTTACTATTACATTAGATATTAATGAAGTAGCTCAAGACTTAGGAGAAGTATCTGTAGCACAAGGAACAAGTAATAATGTCATTGTAACTACTGTAAATAACTTTCCTACCCCAAATGATACTCAGTATAGATTAGATGTTGTATCTACGGATGTACAATCAGGAGATGCAAGGTTGACTGTAGTTGCAACAGGTGGTATTGCACCAGCATATGATCAGTTATTTACACTTGGTTTAGATGATGTTGCTTTAATGGAATCTATAATGGATCAACTTGTATCAACAGGTCCTACTGATTTAGGTCTTGTTGAAGGAGCTGGTATCCAAATCACATATGATCCTGTATTACATCAAGCTGTTATTGCAAGTACATTTACTGATCCTGAAAGATGGTTTAGATTATTTGATTTTGCAGGAACATCCCTTGACCCAAGTGTAGCTAATGCTTCTTTGACAATTACTGCTGATTCTGTTACAGATGGTATTAGTGCTATCTTATCAGGAACAGGAAGTGCTGCTGTATTTACATTAGCAAACACAGATAAAGGTTCTGATCAAAATATATTTAAAACAATAAATATTCCTGATGATGCAAGTACTATTGTTGCTGCAAGTAATAGTGATTCATTTACAATTGCTGGTGGATCTGATATTGATGTAACATCAACAGGTAATACAATTACAATTGATTGTACAATTGATAACATTTATTCAAACATTGTTGGTGATGATGCTGTATCATTACAAGCACCTACTACAACTTCTACTTTAGAAATTTTAGGTGGAGTAGGCATTTCTACAGCAGGAGTTGTAGGACCTAACAATACACTTACAATTACTAACGATGCTCCTAACGTTGATCAAAATCTTTGGGAAACTATTACATCAGATAGCGGTAGCACAACTGCTGACTCAACAACAGATACTTTAACAGTTGCTGGAGGTACTGGTATTTCTACAGCTATTGTAGGTGATACATTAACTATTACTAATGATGCTCCTAATGTAGATCAATTGTTATGGTTAACATTTGAGGGTGATACAGGTGGTGCAATTGCGGCCACAACTACAACTGATGCATTGACTGTAGCGGGTGCTAATGGTATTACTACAAATACTACAGGTACAACTTTAACTATAACATCTCCTGTAAATATAAGTGAGAGTGCTGTAACATATACATTAAGTGATCCAGCACAAACTTATAATCATGGTTTAGGTAATCAGTGGGTTGTTGCTAGAGCTTTTCTTGGAACAGCAGATGTTACAAGTACAACTGTATTTACAATGACAAGTACTACACAATTAACTTTTGCAAACGGTAGTTCTAATATTGACAGAATTGTAGTAATAGGATAATATTGTTACAGGTTTGTTGGTTTCTGTGACAAACAAAGCAGACCCTCACACTAGTGAGGGTTTTGTTTTTTAGTATATTTGTTATTGTCATTAATTTTTAGTATATTATTTATTATCTATGGAAAGTTTTAATAAGCCTAATTTAAGTGCTCCAAGATATAGACCAGAAGTCCACAACATTTTAAAAAAGGAGTTCTTTGAAAGTTTTAAAAAACAGCATCCAAAATATAAAAATTTGGATAATGGTGAAATAAGAAAAGTTATTAAAAAATTTAATAAGTTTTTATTTCAAAAAGTTATAGATACAAGAGATGGTATAAGATTACCAGAATCTATAGGTTGGCTTTTTATTGGTACATGTCAAAAGAGTAAAAAGAAAAATATAGATTTTGCAAAGTCTAAAGAATATGGAGTAAAAGTAACTAATAAAAATTGGGCAAGTGATGGAAAACTTGCTAAAATATTTTTTACAAATTATGCTACAAAACACAAAATAAAGAATAGAGAGTTTTGGAGTTTTGTTGCATGTAGAGAATTTAAAAGAGCTGTTGCTAAATCATATCCAGAAAACTGGAATATGTATGTTGAAGTGGATGCAAGAAAAAAACTAAAGTTAGCCTATGATAAAAAGGAGTATGTGAAAAAACACTATGCTTATTTAGATTCAGAAAGGCTAAAAACATATAATGAATTTGATATATGACAACAATAGGAGAAGCAATATCAAGAGTAAGAAATACAATGAAGGCTGTAAAAGAAGACCCATTCTTAACAGACAGAACTATTTACTATTCCATAATTAAGTACGGTAAAACTCTTTTAAAGAGAGAAGACAATATGTTTAGACTTATGAAGTTAAGTTCTATATTCAATGTTCTTCCTTATGTAGAGTTAATAGATGTGGATAAGGTGGAGGCTGGTTGTACCGGTGTTTACTCAGGATGTTACTTCAAAAGAACTAAAGAAAAGCTACCAACAATTTTTGATGGTATGTTTGGTCCTATTATACGCACAGTGTCTTCAATAGATGGTAGTATAGAAATGTTTAGAACTGATCCAGGTACTTGGGTTTCTATAACTAAATCAACAACTTTTAAATATAACAAAAGACCATA